AGTCCACGGTAATCCGGTTGTTGCGGTATTCCGAGATGATGCGCATGACCGCCAGGGCGATCTTGTTCACCTCGAACTTGGGCTTGTTCTCGTAGATGTCCCAAAGTGGGCCTTCCCATTGAGCACCGGCCAGCGAATAGAAGCGCCGATCTTGCAAGCACTGCAGGCGCTCGTCACGCAGCGCCGTTTGGACGTTGTCAAACTGTGAGAGCGCTTCTGCGTGGAGATTAGCCAGTCGCTGCTCTTTGGAAATGCGTGCCATATTTTTGCCCTCGTTTCAAGTATTTTCTCACCATTTCGACACGTTCGGCAATGGCTTGACCATGGCCGCCTTGTTTGCAGGTATGCGCTGCACCAGGTTGATGGCGTCGAACATGGGGTCAAGCTGGTCGTCGTGTGCACCAGACGGGAAAGCGGCCACCTCGGCCAGGAAATCGGACAGCCAGGGCGCGTCGTGCGGAAGCAGGACGTTGCCGGACTCGATAAACGGGGCTGCGTCGTAGCCTCGGCTGATCTTGTCCTTGTTGCGCTGCACGGCCACCACCGGGATACCCTCGCGCCGGAAGGTCTGAATCAGGCCTGTGCCAGACACCTTGTCTTCCACGTACATGCCGCGCATGGCAGAGCCTTGGGCCACAGGCCGCTGGTCGTTCAGGTGCTTGAGCCAGAAAGCCCTGGTCTGCACCAGCAGCTCGGGTGCCTCCCACTTGCCGCGCACCTGGTCGAGCTTGACCGCCTGGCCAATACTTGAGCGTGCCCAACACTGCAGCACCGTCCAGTCGTTGTGGTCGGCAGTCTTTTGGGCCGTGTCCACAGTCAGGAATCGGAAGTCGAGCTGCGGGATGCTCGACCAGAACTTGAACCAGTCGGTGTTGATGATGCCGCCGCCTCGTGGTGCTGGCCGCTGTTGCAGCTGTCCGGCTGTGCCGTAGGTGCCCAGGGTTTGCTCCAGCTCGGTGACCTGCACCTCACCAAAGCGCTCTGGAAACATCAGCTCGCCTTCCTCGGTGCGCGGGTCTGTCCAGCCGATGCTGGTGGTGCAGCGGAAGGCTGGCTCGAAGCGCATCGGGATACACAGGTGCACATAAGGCAGGCACATCTCCTTGATGACGCCGGAAATGTCCTTCTCGTTCAGGCGCTGCATGATCACCACGATGGCCGACTTTTCGGAGTTGACACGGGTCGGCAGGGTCTCGGTGAAGGCGATGCGTGCAGCCTCCAGCTTGGCCTGGCTGTTGGCGTTGTCGGCGCTGATCGGGTCGTCCAGGATGACCCTGTCGCCGCGCACGCCGGTCATGCTGGTGAAGGCTCGGGCCTGCCGGATGCCCTTTTTGGTGTTGCCAAACTCGCGTTTTCCGTCCAGATCAGCCAGCAGCTCAATGGGCCAGAGCTTCTGATACCACTCGGACTTGATCAGGTCGCGGCAGCGTCGGCTGTCTCGGATGGCCAGCTGCTCTTCGTGGGCCGTGCCAACAAAGCGCATCTCGGGCAGGTTCCTTGGCCCCCACTCCCAAGCTGGCCAGATCACGCCGGTCAGCAGGGACTTCATGGAGCCGGGTGGCACGTTCATCAGCAGGCGGTTGATGTCGCCCTTGGTCACGGCCTCCAGGTGCAGGCAGATGGCGTCAAGCGCCCAACCCCACTTCAGCTCGGCAGCCGGTTCAAGCACGCGCCAGGCACGCTTGGCAAACTCGGCCAGCGACCTGCGACAAAGCTCACGCTCGACGGCCAGCAGGTCAGCTTCGGTCAGTAACATCGTCTTTGGCCGCGATGATCTGCGCCAGCACGTCTGTGGATAACTTCGAGGCGTCAATGGTCTGCACTTGCAGCGGGTTTTCCTTGTCGCCTGCCAACTCCAGCCGGTCGCCGTACTTTTTCGGGGCCAGTTTGGAGAGCAGCCACTTTCGGCTGTCCACTTGCAGTTTGCGCTGCTGAATGGCCTGCCAGTCGCGCTTTCCGTCTCCAGTCTCAGGGACGTCGCTGTCGGCCAGCTCCAGCACCTCATTCGCCATGCGCTCGATCAGGTCTTCCCTTGCGTGCGCGTAGTCTTCCGCAAGTTTAACGTCAGCATCCACCCATCGATTAAACGTGCTTTGTGGAACTCCTGCGGCTTGGCAAGCCTTGAAAGCGCTCAGGCCGTCTCTCATCCCTTGCAGGACAGCTTGGCAGATAGCGTCCTTGTCTCGCTCAGGCTTGGCTGGTTTCGCTGTTTTTTTGAGTTTTTCAGTGCGTTTTGTTGCCATAGTGTTCCCCTGATGTCAAAACTCGCATTGCTCGTGCAGCCACTGCTGGAACCCATCCATTGCCAGTGGCTTTGAGTCCGTCCATCCCTCTGGCCACATCATCAGGATTTCTTGGCATTGAGGCGTAGTCATCCGCTGATAAAGTCGCATCAATTGCTCTTGCAAATTGCCGTCTGCGTGATTGACGCGGATTAACTTCAACGGGTTTCGGAAAGTCCAAGCCTTCCAAGACTGCGCTGTCGGTGTAAGCAACCAAGTAAAACCGCGCTCTGTGGTGCGCTGCTCCAATGGTGGACGCGTAAAACACTCCCCATCTTGCATCAAACCCCATTCCGGCCAAGTCTGCGAGAACTCTTCCAAGCCCCCGAGAAGTGAGCATTGGCGAGTTTTCCACAAGAACGAGTTTTGGTCGAGCTTCACGAATGATTCTGGCCATCTCCACCCAAAGTCCTGATCTTGCACCATCAAGTCCAGCCCCCCCCCGCATTGGCTGATGTCTTGGCACGGGAATCCTCCAGTGACGACATCGACAGTTCCAGCCCATGCTTTTCCATTGAATGTTCGCACATCATCCCAGATTGGGAATTGTTCAATGACTCCATCGCGCATTCTGTCAAGCATGATTTCGCGAGCTCCGGCATCAATCTCAACAGCGCAGACGGTGCGCCATCCAAGCAACTTTCCGGCCAAGACACTGCCTCCCCCTCCTGCAAATAATGCCAGCTCATTCATTGTCACCTTTCAGTCTGTTTTTTATGATGTGATGTGCGCCACTTTTTGAGATATTCAAGAACAAGCCAACATCAGCAACAGACGCACCGTCCGAAACCATTTTTGCGATCACTTCAGCCATCGGGTGCTTTGTCGGTTTTGTGCCGCGCTTTTTGTGCCATGGCTTTTTGAAGTTTTTTGGTCTCGCATACGTTCCATGCAGCTTTTTTTGCTGTTCGTTTTCCGAATGACTGACCCAAGCAAGATTCGATGGCGCATTGTTTTGTGGATTTCCATCGAGATGTGATGCCTCTTGTTTTTCCTCTGGTAAGCCATGAAACGCCATGCACACAAGCCGATGGACTGATGTTTTCACGCCACTTCCTGCTTGGCAATACTTGTAAGCGTTGGCCATCCACGGCTTGAGCTTCTTTCCCTTCAGCATAAAAAGACGCTCGACACCTTTGATGGTTTTTTTTACCTGCCGATCTTTCGACCAAATTTCCCCAAGACTATTCGCCATGTACCCTTGGGCAATGGGTATGTCTCGCCACTCGATTTCCATAAATGCCTCACTGCATTGTTTGGAAATTATTGTAAGGGTTTAATCTGAAGTTGTCAAGGGTATTAGCGCATCGATCTGGATGGTTTCGAGGTGGTCTGGTAGTTTCATTCTGTGGGCCTTTCGATGTGAACTTGAACGAAGCCGCCGATGCCTTCGCCCTTCTTGATTGTGAGCGTCCAGTGCTTGTCGTCCACCTTGAGAACATCGGCCAAGCCATCGAGGCCGGACTTGATGCGTGCCAGGGCGTTGTCCAGGTCAAAAGCGCGTCGGGTTGGCGGTACAAAGGTGATGGTCAGGTGCAAGGCGCTGGCTTGCATTGGTCTGACACCTTGCGAGATAGCCTGCCAGGCGCAGGTCTCGCGGTAGGCTTTTTTCAGCTTTGCGGTCTTGGCCCAATGGTTTCTGGCGTTTGGCGACAATCCTGTTGGCGGCCATGGCAGCTTGATGTTCATCGCACGCCCCGATCATCAAGCCAAAGCATGAACAGCAGACAGCATCCAGCATGGGCCAGGTGGTGCAATCCGCTTTCCTGGTCGATCTTTTCTCCATCTCGCCAAGCGTGCACATGCCGCATCAAGGCATCATAGTAGCGCTCTGGGCCTCGGTCAACGTGCTGCCAGTTGTTCTCGGTGTACTTTCCTGCTCCGAATTCCAGCACTGCAATGATCTGCTGAACTGTTCCAGTGGGTAGCAGGCTCCAGCGTGGCTTTTTGCCGTCGTGCTTTGTGCCGATCATGTCAGTCGCTCCAATGTGTCGGCCAGCAGCACGGCCTCGTCGAATCCGTAGTGCTTTGCAAATCCCTTGGTGCCCAATCCATGCACGCCGGTATTGCCACGGTGGTGCTCAGGGCAAAGGCCGATCACATCCATGTGCTTGGCACGCTGACCCATGCCGGTGCCATGCCGAGGATGGTGCAGCTCCACAGGACCAGGATCATGTGGGCCGTGCACGCGCCAGCACACAGCGCAGCCCAGCTCGGCAACTTTGTTCATGTGCTTGCGTTCTGCGTTTGTGGTCATTTCGTGGCGCTCCTTGCGTTGATGGCATTTAGCAGGCCGTCGATGGTGTCGAATTCCTCGCCGGTGTCGGTCAGCATGTAGCTGGCCTTGCCCTTGCCCCACTCGCCTGTGCTGATCTTGCGTGGCGTGTAGACCTGCTTGGCGATGCGGTGCTCGGTGTTTTGGTACTGGCGCAGGCCGTGGTCCTCTGCGCTGTATCCAAACGTGTATTTCAGTGGGATGGCTGCGAGTTCTTCCAGCGTCATGTGATCTCTCCTGTTTCTTGGTCGACATATTCTTGCGCTGTGAAGCGCACACCTTGCTGCGCTCCAAATGCCTCGATCAACTGCTGCAGCTCGCTCATTTCGGGTTTGGTCATTTTGCTGGTGGACTTTCCGAGCACCACAAAGCCGCCATCGATGCCAGGCACGACGTCCTGTTTTGACAGGCTGGCGGTGAATACGTGCTTCCATTCCTCTTCCGACAGCTTGCGGCCATACCAGTTCACCTGCTTGCTGACGTCGGTCAACATCGCCCACAAACGCGCATTTTGTGCAAGCGTTCGGGTTTCGGGTTTGATCTCGACAACCACCCGATGACCAGCCATCAGCATGGACTTGAGCAGAGGCCAGAGCTGCAGGGTGATGATTTTGTGAGCCTGCACCGGCTCCCACAGCGTGAATCGTTGGCGTTCGGTCATGTCAGGCACTCCCGGACTGCGATCCAGCACTCGTCGAGGCTGAGGGGG